AGTACCTGCGTTGTTAGTGGGCTTATCTACGAAAATATAAACTGCACCATATATCGCCGCTTGTTTTGATGCACTTGCGATAAAGGCTTCAAAATCTCTGCCGTCCATATCTGCATCTTTTAAAAAAGATTCTAGATTTGGATTGTTTTCAATTGATCCATAATTTCTTTCAATTGTTGATCCATATATGAAACTACTATAACTGTCAATAGTTCTTCTGCAATGGTTTTCTAAAGGCGTTTCATCTAGTCTTTGGCTGTATTCGCCACCTGTTTCTAAATGGTACTTAAATAAGTACTCACCATTTCTGTACGCCGCGCCACCTTGGTATGAATCTGCATATAATCTCCAGCGAGCTATATTAGCCACATATTCAGGATGGACTTGGTCTAATGTTTCTTTTGTATACATCATATTATCCTTACTGTTATTTACCCAAATTTACGCACTGCTGGAGCATTTATGGCCCATCGTGCTGGTTCTACCCGTGGTGTTATTGTTTTTGTAATTGGCATCAAGTATTCTACCATATAGCCAAGTGCATCTGTCATATGATCATAGCCACTATTTTTGTCTGGATCATTAGTACCCTCACGGTAGGATAACTTGTTCAAACAATTTCTTAAACTTTTACATTTAGGATCTATCAGTAACTTGCTATGGCTGAATGCACTATTAACACTGTTAATTCTATCTTTTACGGCAGGGTGAGCTCTACGAGCAAACACTTGAAAGCCTGCATTATGTAATATTTTATGATCTGTTGTTGTGCTACTAGTTCTTCTTTGTGAACCTGCAGGATCAGGGAATATTTTTATAATTTTATTTGGATATCTTCGTCTTATTTCTTCTGCCATTTCAAATGTATTTGTATTTCTTAATTCTATTTCATCAAAAATGTGGAGACCGTTTTCAGCAGTCATGGTACCAACGACAGCACAGCCTGGATCCACATTGAAGTCAATCCCCACATATATTTCTTGTATATCATTTTTCAATTCGTGCTTTGCCACACACAGTTCTGAAAAAGCATAATATACCAATCCAACATAGTCTACCCAGTCTGCTAAAAATTCTTGTTTGAAACTTCTCTCATCCATTTCTTGTCTAGCGGCTTCTATTTCTTCTTCAGGGATAATGCCGCCTTCTAAACTTGTAAACTTATATGTACTCCAACCATCCTGTGCTTGAGCCCATTGAAATAAATCATAGAAATGATTCTTACCTTTTGGAGTACCTAACCACATCGCGTGTCCGCCTCTGTCTGCTAGAGCTGGTCTCATTACAGTCCATACTTCAGGCTCCATATCAGCAAATTCATCAAACACGACTAGGTCGCAAAAAATTCCTCTTAGGCGGTCGCCTCCGCCATCTGCACCAGCGAGAACAATTTTACTATTGTTCACTAGCCTAATTGTAAGTTCTGTTTCATTTACTTTTTTAATCCAGCGAAGTGCGTGTAACTGATCTTTTAACTTGTCCCACATAATTGCTTTACACATTCTATATGTGGGTGCAACATAGTATATAACTTTGTTTGGCTGTCTAGCAAAATAGCACATCTCTCTTAACGCACTATGGCTTTTGCCACCTCTTCTACCAGCCACAACAATGCGCCAGCGATTAGTATCATTGGCTATCTGTTGTTGCATTTTCGTCAGTTGCATTTTCTTCTTTTACTTCCTCTTGTGGTGCTTCATTCCATGGTAGCGGTTGACTTGCTTCTCCGTCTAATTGTCCGTTGTCGCTGTAGCCCAACAGATTTTTTGATAAGAAAATTTGTACTGCCGCATTCATATTTTCACAAGCATTACGCATCATAGCACGACGAAGTTTTAGTTTACCTAAACTGTATCCTGTTTCAATTGCTTCTAATGCCTTTTGATCACGCTTTATTGTACTTACATTACAGCCCAATACATGAGCTATTTCTTGTTTGGTACACATTAACTCGCCTAAACGAGTTATTTGTTCATAATCAAAGTTGTGAACTTTTGGTCTGCCACCTTTGTTCTTTTCTTCTTTTGGTGATTGGGTATCACTCATATTCTTTTCCCCTTCTCCCTTGATAGGTCACGCTTGTTTTTAGAAACTTCGTTTTTTAACTGGTACTCTAAAAAATTTGCGTTCTGTTTCGCTTTCGTCTGTGACGATTGTGTTGTATACAGTGTAAATTTTACCTTCAGTTCCTCCACTTAATGTAATAATAGTTTGTTTACCATTGTTATGGATAATACTACTGTCCACTGTTAAAGGATCTGTATCACCTGTGATTGCATCAATTGTCCAGTTACTAGTAGTGATACTTTCACCACTTGCTAACCAATTTGACCAATCAAAAGTGTAAATTAACACCGCCTCTGGATCTTTATCAATGTAAAGTCCTTCATTGTCTCTTTTATAACCTGTTAGCGTTGCCATTAATAAACCTCCGTTGGTTGTACTCTTGTTTCACTTGGTACTGTTGCTGTTCTTGTATCAAACAATACTTTGTATATTCTATTACCACAGCATTCAATTGGTAATTTGTAATAACTGTGTCCTAAATGCTGTCCTGCACTGTCATTAATTTGATCATATGGGACAGGATAAACTCTAGTTTCACTTTCTACAGTATATACTGTATTTGTTTCACCTGGTTTTTGTACTAGCCCACCTACTAGTGTTGTTGTTAAACTTATAGGTGCTATAGCAGTACCTAAGAATGTTAAACTACCAGTACCACTTGCTGTAATTTGTAAATCTGCTGTTGCACTACCATCTCTAACTACTACACCTGCTGTTGTACTTGTTAAGTTGATATTTGCACTAGCAGTTCCGCCTGGTTTTCTTTCACCTACTGCACTTACAGTAATGGTTAAATCACCTGAGGCTACACCATGTAATAGTTTACCACCTTCTGCTTCAACAGTAAATGTTAAGTCTGAACTTGCACTACCGCTAAATGTACAATTACCTGTTGTACTACTTGTAATTGCTACATTTGTTGATATACTAGGATCATATGTAACATTACCAGTTGAACTTGCTGTTAAACTGATATCTGCACTTGCTGTACCACCTGGTTTACGCTCACCTACTGCACTTGATGTTAATTCAATTGCACTTAATAAGCCTGGCACCCATTTACTACGAGGCCATGTTGCCCATGTACCACAGTCCTGCCATAATACTGTACCTGCATACACTGTGCCTAAGGCTTCTAAACTAGCATCTGCACTCGCTGAGAAACTGATACCTGCAGGACCTGGGATATAATCCAATTGGTCTACTAGATAATCATTATCTACGAAATGTGCTATAACACCAGTTACAGTTGCCATTTATACGCCTTAGTCTAAGTTAACTGTTAAGTTACCAGTGTTAACAACGAATGTATCGCCGTTTTCTACTGTCTTATCACTAGTTAGTGCTTGAATAATTAATGCGTTACCACCAGTTAGAGCATCCATTACTACAATGTGAGTAACTGTGCCATAATCTGCTGTTGCTGTGGGAAACTGAATGTTAGCATCATTTGAAATACTACCACTAGCCGCCGCTGTGCCAAATTTACCTGATAAACTTTGACGAGCATAACTGCCGCCTGATACTTCAGTAAATGTACCTGCTTCAACATCTGGTGTTGTAGCATCTGTTGCCAATGCTAGATACAATGTACCTGGGGTATATGTACCAACACTGAATAAATGATCTAGAATTTCTAATTCTAAATAGTTTGTTGCCGCTGACATAATTTATTTTCTCCTTATTAAGCGATTTTTGTTATTCTTACCGCTACATCTTCCAAATATGCTGTATCCAGTGTACTGCCTGATATATACACCCACCATGAGTTGCTTGGAGATGGGTTAAAATAATATTTGTCTGTTGCATCTGTTACGGTAAATTCTCTTTGGTCAAAATTTTGAAACAATATTTGACTACCTGCTAATGTTAAATTATGATTGTCATTGTCTCCAAAAATTGATGTTACTACAGCACTAGTGTCTACTTTTTGAAACTGCCACGATGGTGCAGGACCTAAATCCTGTGCATTAATTCTATCACCACAATTAATTCTATATGTGCCTGTGGGTAATTGAAAGGATACTTGACCATCTGTAACCAATACACTAGTACCACTTACATAACCTGTATCTGTTTGTTCTGTTAATATACTGTTGGTATCTCTTACAGTTGTAAACACTGCTTTAGTACCTAAAATTGTACCTGTGAATTGAATAGTTGCTTCTTGCCCTGTACCAGTAGCACTAGGTTCAAATTTATCTGTTGCACTATTGAATACCCAAGTGTCACCATTGCTAGGTGTTGTTGTTGCAAAATTATCAATAATTTTATTTACATTTTCAATATTTTGCTTAATCTGTGGTCTTGCTTCATTAGGATCATCTGTTGATTGATCCAAATGTTCAGTAGTACCTTTAGTTGTGGGCCACGAATATGCCATAAATTATTCTCCTTACGAAATAGTTGTACCAGGACTTGCTAATAATACCCAGTTACTGCCATTCCAAATTACTGCTTGAGCACCTGTTGATTCATCTGAACAATACACCATGTTACCTGTATTTCTTGGTACTAGTACTGCTGGTGATGTTGTATTTAATGTTGCTACACTAAAAGTGGGCAGTTGAAATCCACCTTGGTTATATGCTGTTGCTAGTTGTTCAGCACCATAGAAACTATAGTGTGATACACTACCAATTGTGCCGCCACCTGTTGTGCTATAGTGAATACCATACATATTTTCAATAGTATCACCTGTTAAAATATTAGGTTGTGTTTCAAACGCTCTCATATCTTTAACAGTAACAGTTGGGCCACCGCCTGCTGTTTGTGGAGCGGCTGTAATACCTCTTACTTGTGTAATAACTGTATCTTCACTTTGTCCTGTACCTTGTGTACCAGCATTACGCACCATTGCACTAACGAACATACCATGGTGTCCTTTACCAAATCCTGTGGTGTTTGATCCTGCACCATCATGACTGTCAAAGCCGTCCATTTCAAGTACACCTTCAACATAATTCATTCTAAATCTTGAATTATTGTCATTTCTGTCTGCTGTTAACTGAAATTTACTCAGTGTAGGATTACTGTGATATCTATTGCTTTCTTGTGTGCCATCAATATCACTTATTGTAACTACACCATGTACTCTAGTACCAGTGGCACTGAAACTGTCAAAGTCAGAGGCACTAGGGGCATTGTTATCACCTAAAATTAAATAATCTCTACTAGCATCATCAATAAGTTGACCATTACAATCTAATGTGCCACCTAATTGTGGGCTCAAATCCTCTACTACATTGTCAATTGCTGTGGTGCTTACTGTGGCGAAAGTTAAATTACCTGCGCCATCTGTTTTTAAAAATTGTCCTGTTGTACCATCTGAAGCGGGCCAATTCAAACTATTAAGGCTTAATGTACCGCCATTTGTTTTGATATTTAAATCGTGTCCACTTGTTAGTGTAGTAATTTCTGCTTGTGTACTAGTTGCATTGTTGATCAATAAACTGTCTACGCCTAAACTGTCATACACATTAACCTCACCAGAGGCTTTTACGATAAATCTTAAATTTGAATCTTTGTCTGCTACACTTAAAATTGCAAGTGAGCCATATGTACCTTGGTCACTATTACCTGCAATAATAGATAAGCCCAAGCCACTATCATTTTGGTTTTCTAATTGTAATAAGTTATTTGATACATTTTGTGTAATTTGTGTTCTATTTGCTATTTCAACATAGCCATTCACACCAGTGTTTTTAATTGCATTATCATTGGTGTTTAAATCAGCGGCTAGTGTTGATTCAATTTTGTCTGAATTTAAGTTGTTAAAGTTTGCATCCATCTCTGTGTGAGTTAGAGCAGAACCTTTACCACTACGAGTTACGATTGTTGCCATTTTAATTGTCCTTTAAAGGATTGTACTGTTATAACATAGTTATTTATCTATTCAAAAAAAAAGATAGGCCCCTAAGGACCTATCTTTACTCATATAAAAGGAAATATCAAATGTCTGAAAATAACTCAGAATGAGTTACTGTCTGTTTTGATAAGATGCTAGGTTTTTTTGCTGTTATGCAAATACCTAAAAGTAGAACTTGTAGGTTGGGCAAATTAAATGAACCTAGCGAAACACTTAACTTGCAAAATTGGTACGGATTGTTTGCGGGATTTAATATGTAGGAGCATAATCAAATGGCCTAAAGTTTTATTAACTACGGAGTCAAACAATACTTAAGGATCAACCCTTACCAACAATATTATTTAGTCTAATTTACATTTAACCATTAAAATCTGAGTCAATACTTCTGCGTGTAACTTACATAGATAGTACATTTCATGTACGGCTCTAGGGTGAGTTTTGTTTGGCATCCAATCTTTTATGTATATGTAGTGCATAACACTATTTAGTATATACACAATTTGCGATATTTGTTCTAACTCCAAATGTTTCACACTTGTTCAGCGGGATTGGACTACAAGCATTAAATGTAAACAACACCATTAAAAATAACACTATGTATATCCACTTCACGATTGATTCTCCATCATAAATGTTAAGATGTCATATTTTAATTCTTCTGTGTGTAAGAAATCTGCTACTGAAACACCTACAATCACTTCTTTATTACCTTCTACGAACTTTGTAAAGTGTAATTTGTCATGAGTTATGTTGTGACTTTCTAGTAATAGCATAAACTTATCAAATTCTCGTGTATTAACAGTTACATTCATATAGTCATCTATATCTAGTGTACTTGTGAAATAGTATTTGGTTACTAGTGGATGTTCAACGATTTTCATATTCAAATAGTCTGTCAAATGTATTATCAACAGTTTCTTTAGGTTTTTTGTTTTCTATCAGCGTCTGCCAGCCCTGTATACGGGTCTTAGCAATTTCTACATACTTGGCATCCATCTCACAACCTACGAAATTATAGTTTAATTCAACACACGCCATACCTGTTGATCCACTGCCTGTAAATGGATCTAATACAGTACCATTTTTAGGTGTTACCAATGTAATCAACCATTTCATCAATTCAACAGGCTTTACTGTAGGGTGGTTGTTACCAATATTTGTTTTTTCTACTATACCTATTTGAGCATTAGGATCTTCGTTCTTACTGCTAGGCATTCTATAATCAAATCCGTGCTTAACTTGAAAAGGTTTTGGCATATCACTTAAAGACATTTTGTCTTTCATTCTTTTTAGTGTACCTGTTTGTGTATAAGCACCTTGTACTGTTCTTTCTTGTTCAACTCTTGCTTCATACCTTTCACCACATTTACCATTTTCATCTTTTACATACATAGCGTCAGGGTTTGTAGGTATATCTTCAGTATAGAATCCAATATGTCTTTCTGCTCTGCTTACTTTAGGACAATAGAAATACTTTTGATAGCCTTCTACTTCACCTAATACATTCATTGGGAATTTGCCTTTGTTATTTACAATCATTTGTTTATCACTATCATTCCATTTTGATGGATCTGATTGTGAATATGTCATTCTTTTTATAACATCAGCACAATATTCATAAGGTTCT